TGTTCCATTTCATCCATCATTTGTTCTTTTGAGCATGGCTTGTGAAGATTCTCAACAAGAATCCTTTCTGGACTTCTATTATTGTGCTTAATACATAGATCCTTTGGCAATACTAGAGAATCTTTTACAAATACAAGCCCTTCCAGTTCAAAGTAATTGTCTTTGCTGATCTCTCCATTATGGATCATTCTCGACAAAACTTTATAGGAAATGTTGTTTTGATTCGCCCATTTCCCAATACGTGAATATCCAACAATTTGTCCATCATTGATTTCTACTTTCATATTGTCCTCCTTATAAAAATAAAAAGATTAAACGCCGTGAATTCGACGCTTATTCTCTCTTCATTAACAGGCATGAAATTATTGCGAAGAGAGAATGCCCAAATTACGCGCGTAAAGGCCTCAAAATGCGCATAGGAATCAGTTTCGATAAAATGGACCTAAATATAATAGAAACGCGAATTTGAGCCTGCTAGAGGCCTTATTTGGCATTGTAGCGAAGCGGATACAATAAAAAATGAAAAAGAATGAAATATCTGCCATAGAGCCCCACGATGAGACTCTATGGCACATTGTTAACAGAGATAAGCCTTGGCGCAATAACCTGTTTTCTTACCGTTTGTTACGTATACCCATTCTGCTCCGTTATTATCCAGTTTGTAGTAGCCATACCATATTACTCTTTCACCAGGAAGAAGTCTTCCGATGATCTTATTGTTAGCGTTGTCCTTTACATCGGTACGGAGCATAAGACTCGACTTAACTTTTCGGTCATCTACAGCAAAATAGACTCCATTCTTTGCAGAAGGCTCGAAATGTGTTGCGGCAGCGGCTACTGTTTTCTGACTTACTTCTTTGGATTTTTGCGATGTGGATTCTTTATATCTAAGAACACAATTCCAAGGATAGTTGCGATAGCGCCGGATAAGGAATTCTCTTCCAGTCTGGTCTCCTTTAAGTCCACCAATAGCCTTTCCTTTTTCATTGATAGAGGCCTCGACTTCTTTCATTCCGCCACAGAACATTGCAACATGATGAACCTTGTTAAGCAGCACATCACCTCTTTTAAGTCCTTTGCCAGTTGCGAGATTGACTGAAGAAGTTACATCCTCAAATCCACATTTCTTGAAAACTCCGTACATGTTGCCGGTATAGGTGGCACCTCTGGACTTAACTGGAACTCCGGCCATCTGCCATGCGGTGATGACGGCACTTGAGCAATCGTAGTCCGGTCCCCAACGATTTATCTGATCGTATCCATGAGAGTCGTCATTTGCTGTATCTTCCATCCACTTGATGGCTGTTTCTATCTTACTCATATGTTAATCCCTCATTATTTTGATCCCATAATCAACACAAATTTGGTGCTCAATTCTGCATCCTCTGTAATCTTGCCATCCAGGGCAAAAATATGTATAATCAGCTTTTGAAAGCATCTCTATTGATTTTCCAAGATTATAAATTGGAGAATGGGAATCAAATTCAATTAGAGTATTTAAAACCTTTGCGTTGCCATCGAATTGATCTTCTATATCTTCTTTGGCAAATTCTCTTACTGTTTTGATATACTCATCACTCAATCCATGCATTGGCTGTGAAATAAATACTTTAATTCGTCCCATTTGCATTTGCCGCGTCCGTCCATCCTTCAGCGAAGATATAAGCAATTAGAGATCCAAAAGCCATGATAATCGATGTAATCTGAGCTGCTGACGCATCAGGAACATGAAAAGCCGTAAGCAACGCAGTAACAAATGCAACAAGAGCTATCCAAAATTTTCTTGAAGTAATTTTGCGAATAATTGTTTCTTTATTCATTCTTTTTCCTCCTATTCATTATTAATTTTAAGGTAAATGAAATCAAAATGCCGATACTCCAACACAGATGTCAGTAATTACTCTACGTTAGGCAGTACGTTTCCACATATATACAACGTAGGCAGGCGGCTGAACAGTGTTTGATCTGCCGTAAATAGGGCTGCACCGGGATGCGTCAAAAGTCATGTATGCATTATCCTGATCGCGTCCGTTGGCAGTTCCCCAGCCATACTGGTTTGATGCCTCCCGCTGGAAAGCACCTTCTGGCCCTCTGGCATCTGCCATTTGGGTGCTCTCTCCCCACGGTGCAAATCCGCCTGTGATGTTCGGCAGCCCAGCCTCTATTGTTGACCCTGCTGTATGTGTAGCGTCTGCGCCCTGTAAGACACGACCGGAGCCTATTTGCTCCCACGTGCCTCCAATAAATGTACCCGGATCGGTATCGTTGACCGACAGGTAGATGGAACCGACTGGGTATAAGTTATCGACCAGTGCATCCAGTTTTGCCTTATCAGTTTTTGACATTAATCCATCAGCTGACGAGGTAGCAGTTGCTCCAGAGTACGATGTTGCGGAAATTCCCTCTTGGAATGTTGTCTCCCCATACACAGTCCCACCGGCAACATCCAAAGCTCCGAGTGCTTCAGCGGGTGAGAATGACGGTCGTGAATCAAGTAGACGCATTCCAGCTATTTTGAGCTGATTATATCCTGAATCTCCACTCTCTGTTGAGTATGGAGTAGCTGCATAAATGGTAATACGAATCCCCTTGATCCCTATATCATACCAATCATTGGGATATAATCCGCACCATAAGCAGTTTATACTATCTGACACATTTGTTCTTTCAAATACAGTTATCCATTCCCAACTCTTCTTCCAAGCAGTATATGTCAAAATTTCCAGCTTCCAATGCTTCAGTCTTGCATTAGATTGGCATCCCATATCTTCGTAAAATATTAATGTTAAATTATCTGCCGATTCAATATAATCTTTTCTTACAATCGTTAATCTTGCGGGATCCGATTTCGAAATAAGATCAGTTGCAACAGTACAATCATCTGATAAATCTGCCGTAAAAAGCCCAGCTGTGTTGGAAAAATGTTTTGTTGCTGTAATTGTATAATCTGATTTTTTATGGAGTAAATAAAAATAATCTCCCTCTCCTGACGCCGCATAAAAATTTTTGATTTTATATAATGACCGACTAGCATCATTAAAATTAAAGTGCCCAACTTTATTATTTGTTGCCGTTTGCCCGATCAATTTGTAATACGGTTTATCGACATCGGAAGTATTATCAACATTGCCGAGGCCGACATCCGCCTTACTGAGAGTCACCGCGCCCGTTTTACCGTTCACCGACTTAACATTGCTTCCGGTTCCGATACCATCCAATTTTGTTTTGTCAGCAGCGCTCATCAGGCCATCTGTACTGGAGGTAGCAACAGAATACGTGGTATCTGTGAATTTTGCATCTGCTGGGACATTTGATTCTACTGTATGACCGTTTACGGTTGCGGCATCTGATCCAGCACCGTCAATAGGATGCATCAAAACTTCACCCATATTTTACACTCCTTTACTAATTTCATTTTCAGACATAAAAATTAACAATCACCACTCTGCAGAATACGCTGGCCAATAACTATTACACGAAAAATCCACAGATGTTCTGGTAATACTAATGCAATTAGTGGCTGGGTTGCAATTTAAGCAGTACGTTTCCACATGTATACAGCCAAATACGGCGGCATGTTGCTTGCAGACGACGTATCTGCGATAGACTGAAAATGCGCCGCAGATGCGTTCTTTGTATTCATAGCGGTGTTCTCGTTGACTGGTACAACACCGAATTCTGTACTTGTGGAGCCAACTGGGCTTCCAGTTCCGCCCTGCAGCACTCCGCTTAGAGAGTCGGACTCAAATATAGTTGAACCATAAAATGTAGCATACTGGAAACCATATTTGTGTGCATGTGTCGTCTCACCGCCAGTTGAACCCGCTTTATAGGTATCACCAGCAGCCAGAAGGAAGCGATCTTTTATTTGCTCCCACGTTCCACCGAAAAGGCTCGCAGGAGATGTAGAATTCGCAGAAATATAGATAGAACCTATTGGGTATATTTTTTCCCATTGTTTCGCTAAATCGGCGCTTAGCGAAGTAAGCTTGCTCTGCAAGTCGGATATAGATGTCTGATCGCTGACAACATTTGCTTTTGGAATAGACTTGATTCTTACAGCAATATCAATGGAAGGTTTCTCATTCGCGTAGAACATCACACTCCCATCAGCCGTTTCTGCATAACCAGACGCGACAATTGCATACGCCTTGTTATAAGCCTTCCGCTCTGCTACTGTAGCTGATTTTGAGCATGCAGAGAAGAGTTCGCACAGAAGTTCGGAGGTCATTCCTGTCACGTTAACGGTCTGCGAGTACGGTGCTTCATCTCCGGTCCATTCTTCTGCGATGAGGTTGACGATCTGATCAATAGCACCTTCAGCACTGTATGCAATATCATCCAGTCTTGCTTTATCTGTCTTGCTCATCAGTCCATCAGCACTAGATGTAGCATTCGTAAAGTTTGCTGTTTTAGCTGTCGAGCCATCATAGGATGCCACAGTAGTTCCATTATTCTGAATGGTCAATGAGTAAGGATTCTTTAAGCTTGAATAGGTTGCATTATCATCTGTTACAGATGTGGTAGAGCCATCGGAGCCAGTCAGTGTAACAGTTGATCCAGTTTTTGAGAGTTTGTAAGTGGTGTCTGTCGTTTTATACCCAGCGTCATTGGTTAACTGAGATACTTTTGTTGGAATCTTTTTCTTAATGGCGGCGCTGAGTGTTTTTATGAAATGCTCAATATCTTGAAAACTTTCCATTCCAACTCCTCCATGTTATTATGTCGTTGAATCCGTAAATGCGGTCGCAATAATCGAATCGATCTGTGTGTTTGTTATTTCTGTGAAGTCCGCTGATTTTGCATAACCACTCAAATCTACATCGCTTCCGCCTACTTTTTCCCAAGCATCGTTGATATACATGTATTCATCAAACCTGTTATCGCCATCTGGTTTTTCTCCTGGGATCATGTAAATTGTATTTGTGTCAATGTCTGTTGAAGGAAGAGCGTCTACCTTTAATCTCTTTAAATGCCCAGAGTTAGCCACAGCGGTATTAATAGCCGTGTTCATCTCTGCTTTTGACACATAATCAGCATCATTACTAAACGCAGAGACATTGGAAGGGATTGCTGGAATATCAACGGTGAGAGCAACTGCCTTGTCTTTTACCGTCTGCACTGCTCCATTCAGTGAGATCTTTTCAATTACATTTACTTCAGCGCCTGCCTCAATCCCACTCAGTTTATTAACCTGATCCGTTGTATAATTATTATCCGTATGAACGTAATGTGCATCTTTTACGGTATAATCATCGTTGGAAAGGTCAGACGTTTTTGAAGGTATCTCACTCTTAATCTTTTTACGGAATTCTTTATCATGATACAGGAGCTTATCTCCAGTAACAACCTGATCAAATGTTGACATCTAATCAATCCTCCTCAAATACTTTTGAAAGAATGTCTTCTATGTTTTGATTTGAAATCTCTTTTAATCCGAAATCAGTAAGCTGTTTATTTCCCATGAGAATTACTCCTTCAATCTGAGGTTTATTAATTAGTTTCTCGTAGTCATACAGCTTCGTGGGCCCATACTTTATTTTGTTCCCATCGATCTCGCCTTCAATATTTAGATTCTGTAATGATGCTCGAGCTTCAACCTCAACAACTTCATCTGTTTTGGCAGAGGCATCAAGCTCTATTGCTCCATTTGCCATATGCTAAGCCTCCATTACATAATCTGAGTATTTGTAAGAGACTCTCCAACAGGTATCGAAAGAATGGAGCTCTTCCATGCAGTGCCGTCAGAAGTGATGCCATGAACCTGAATCTTCACGGTTCCTTTTTTCATTGTATTAGTGTCGCTTTGCGTAAAAATGTAAGTAATCTTTTTGTTTCCTTTATCGATATCTGCTTCTGTAATCTGAAGAATTACTTTATCATTCTGCACGACATCAATACGAACAGAAGAAGTAGAAAAAATAATATCATTGTCAATTGCAATCTCAAGCTTAGGAGTAGTACCAGGAATAATCTGAGTTTCATCAATTCCGAGAAGCTCGTTTATTGTTGTAGCCATCTGTTATCCAACCTCCTGCTGAATATAAATCGTGTTTGTCACAATCTCTGTTTTCTTCTTGAGATCAACACCATGGATTCGCACCTTAAAGTACGCTTTTGCTGTAACCCAGGAAGGAATGTTTATAGACTCTTCTTTGATCTGAAAGAACTCACTATTATCTCTTGTAATGAACTCGATGATTTTTTCCAGATTATCGTACTCAGGATCTTCAAATATAATTCTGCAAGAGAGATAGTTTGAGCTACCGGCGATCAATCCATCGAAGCTGCATTCTGGGTCTTTCTCAAGAGATTGACCATTTACTTTAAATACAAGCTCTCTCATATTAACTTACCCCCTGTATTTTGAGCGTGATATCTGATGCTGGTTTCTCCTGAGCATAGAACGTAATTGTCTTTTTATCTGTATCAAGAATCGCCCATCCCTGAGGTGCCGTAAGCAAAGTAAACGCCTCCGCTTCTGCAACAGTCTGAATCGCGTTCGTTCCAGAAGGAGCCCTTTCAATTAGTGGAGTTCCGATATAGACCCCGTTCAGTTGCAGAGTGTACGTGTAGTAGCTTTGGCCGTCTCCAAGGTTTGCAATTGTTGAAGAAGACCATCCGCTTTTGAGAATCGTCCATGTCGACCAGTCAAGCTGTTCCTGAAGTTTTCCGGCAGCATCTGTTGAGAGTTTATTCTTTATTCCTGAGAACCATTCGTTGAATTCATACTCAGAAGAAGCCATCTTTTCGTTCCACTGGGATTCCCACTTATCAATAAGGTCATCAACTGAAATGGTCTGAATGATACCAGTAACATAAGGGCAAGCAGATGTGCCTACAGCATTCTCAATCATGCCTGTCGTAATAGCAGTAGTCCCAGCAGTGACAGTGACATATGCAAGAGGATACTGCTTATGGTACTGTTCATTAATAAGAGTCGGCTTTACAGGCGATGTTGACCTGGTGCCTTTTACAACCATAAGAGTGTTTAATCTGTAAGCATCTCTGTGGTCAACGTCAAGCACTATGGCATCAATTCTATCTTGTACTACTTCTGCCTGATCGATTTTCAGCTCATAAGCACTTGTATTAAGGCTCCATGTGTGATCGAACCAAGCTCTTCCAGTGCCTACAAATACTGACATGGAGGTTCCATTTGCTGTAACATTGTAATGGTCTCCAATATCCATGTAGACGCCATCTTTAATAATTCCATCAAAGATCGAGGAGAATTCTGTAGCATCATACTTTCGATCCCCATTCTTTGAATCAAAAAATCCGTAACTAAAAGCCATGATTAACTCTCCTCTACTTCATTATTTTTGTTTTCGTCTTCATCGGATTCAAACGTCGGAACTAGCTGATAACCGTTTTGATTATCATCTGATATTGCGCACTCTATGATTCTTGTTGTTCCTTTAATCCCAAATTCGTTTTCGATCTGAACAACATCTCCGACAAAATAATCTTTCCTGAATTTCCACTGAATCTGGCTTTGAACCTCACCATCAAACGTTGTGGTTGCTACATTTTTCCCAAGAGTTTCGTTTCCTTTATCAGTGAGTTTGGCATTGTATTCTTCTGCTGTAAGGTCCTTGCTTTTTCCATTGTCGTCCGTTACTTTTGAGCTGACTGAACGAGCATCTGTAAAGACCTCTCTTCTTGATAAACCAGAACCAGACCCAACAGAAACATACTTTCTTTCATTGCCTTCTCCTTCTCCGCCAACAAGTGTAACGTTCTTCAGTTTTGTGTCTGATTTAACGTATTTTGTATTAATAAGATTGGAGAAAGATGGGCTAAATATTACTTCTGGGACAGCCGTTTGATCATGCGTTCGACGAACACCAGAATATAATTTAAAGATCATATTTCCAGTATCGTTCTTCTTTATGTACCATCCGATATGATTCTTTTTACAGAGATCACAAATCGTATCGTACAAGTTATCTCCTGTGAATTGGGTATCAATTGTTAGACTTGTAATCGCTGGATCGGTAGATGCTTCAAACGTGAGATTTGGGATTTTTCTATTTGAATCAGAAGGAGAAATAGCATTAAGGTTCAGGAGTTTTTGGACTTGATTTTGAAAGTCTCCGTTACAGTCTACCTGTCCCCATATGATTCGTCGGTCAAGTAAAGACTCAAGAGACCTTCCAGTGATTGTTAAGTTAGCTCCATCTTCAATGTCTGTGTCCAGTTCAATTGTCTCAATGATCATCGTGTAGTCAGATTCATTGATCTCTAAGTATCGGTCTTTCTTAAGCAGATTAAGCCAGACATCCATTGCTGGTACTACTAATTCAAACTCTCCAGCTTTGTCGTATCGCTCAGTCCAAATGAAACTCTCATACACATCAACGACCGGACTCAGCCGCTGAAAGTTTGAATCGAGAACATAAATGTCCATATACTCGCTCCATTAAATCCCCAGCAAAGCTGTCTTATATGTCATTGTGAATATGCAGGCATCGGTATCACTACATGTGAACGAGAAGAGATTGTCACCAACATTCATCTTGAACCATTCAAGGTTCTTATTGACACAATTGAGAAGGCTATAACTATTAACTCCACGATGAAGAGTAATGTATTTATCGCCATCAATTGTTGAAAAGTTAATAACATCCCCAGCTTGCAATCCGGCTCCAGTTACTGCTCTAATCTTGTTATCGTCAAATTTAATGAATCCTCTCGTATCTATGTTATAGATGATTAACCCGCTAATAGAACCAAAGATTTCAACGGTCGCAGTAAGACCATATGGAACATCTCCTTTGTAGGTAAGAACCTGCTCGAGTCGGGAATACTTTTCTGAGAATATAAGTCTTCTACGTATATATGAATTATCTCGATTGAGTTCTTCTACGTAATAGAAGCGAGAATCTGTAAACTTGAGAAGTAACAAGTTATGGTCGTCGATAGAAAATAAATCTTTGAAAGTAAGATCAGCCCCGTTTTCAGTGTAGCAATGGTACAGTGTGCCATTGAACTCAAGTTCCATTATTGTAGGGGCATTGCTATCTGTAACCGGTATAGCATCCTTGAACTGAACGAGCAGTGTATCGTTATTGTTGAGAGTTACTCCTGGCATACTAACAACCATTTTTCCATCAGATCCCATTGCTGTCTGTTCTGAATAGTATGTCGCTCCTGCTACTGATTGAATATCTGAAATTTCATTCTGCCATGGGAACTCAAATTCTTTTTCAACATCAATAAATATCTTTGACGTTTCTCCACGATAATATCGGACATCAAAGAAATATGGATTCGGGCAACTTACTGTAATTGAAAACGTTTCTGGGCTCGAAAAAATCTCAGGCTCATTCTTTTTAACGTAACCTGAAATCTGAGCAATTCTTGTATCTGTTTCAAATGTTAGTGTTACTTTTTGCTTAGCCGGGAAGTACTTATAACATTCCAAGCGTCGTTCTTCTATTGTTGTTCCATCATTCGTCAGTACCGGAAGTAGAGTAATATCAATATCTCTTTCCGGAAGATGCGAGGAGTTATAAATACTTCCATCGACTGAAGCAAGTTCTGTTGTGTAGATGCTAACATCACCGGCTCCAAGTCCAGAGATTTCCTTGATAAGAAAACCACTTTCCTCGTAACCGGTGAGCCGCATCGTTTTGCTCGCACCCATGACGTTAGTAACTGTCATCGATTTAATCATTTCGAATTAACCTGTCCTCTGAACTGCGCGAACTGGCTCTTAGTCTGACGGTAAATATCAATTTTACTAAGCGCCTTGGGTGAATAGTTATTCTGGATAAACTGATACTGATTTGAACCCGGAGTTTCTGGGCTATTCAGTCGTGATTCAATATCGGCAAGTCTGTCTGACGGAGTATTAATCTTTCCAAGACTTGCATTAACTCGGAAGGCCGAGCTGTTAAAAGATGCGCCAAGACTTCTGATTCCAGCCTTGGCATTATCCAAATTGATTATAGGAGTAATAACCGGTTGAGTAGACACATCACCAGACAGAACATCATTTGCCTCTTGAAGTGCTGTCCTCATTGTATCAACGATGATATTCGAAACGGATTCTGAAGCATTCTCGACATAACCACTCGCGGAATCAAGTCCGTTTGCAGCACCCATGTCCCACCATCTACCAAACTTGTAAGAGAGCTTTGAAGGTGAACCAATCTGAAGAGTGCCAGATGTGATTTCCGAAATTGCTTGAGCCAATGCTTTTGCTGCATCGACCGCATCCTGCTTCTTGGCATCGATACCATTAATGATACCCTGTACCCAGTTCATACCAATGCTAGAACCATTCTCAGTCGTAAGCGTATTCTTAACAGCAGTGTCAACAGCCATTGACAGGTCGGAGCCTGCTGCTGTAACGGTTCCAGACTGTTCCTGAATTCCGTTTGCCATTGACTGAGTAAGAAGGCTTGCATTATTGTAACCATCCGCTTCTACAGCTTCTTGGTTCTCTGCAAAACCTTCTGTTAATGCATCAGTATAAACTGTGGCAGAATCCATACCAGTTTGTGTCATAACAGGCTGAACCGCTGTTGATAAGTTCATTCCCATTTGCTGAGCAAGTGTTGCCATCGACTGTGAACCAGCGAGGTACTCTTGCAGAGTCTGCTGATATGTCTGACCATCCAGTTTGCCATGATCCATCCACGACTGCTTTACGGTAGCCTGAGCACTATCGATCAACTGCTGAACGCCAATAAGTGAATCAGCCATTGCCTGAAGACTGCTTGAGCCTACACCGCTAAGAGCGTTCACTACCTCAGGAGTTAACTTGTCTCCAAAGTAAGCTATAAGTTCACCACCGCCATTATTTGCGATCTGAACCATTTGATCATAGTACTTGTGCATCCCATTAACAGTTTTTTGGACCCTTTCAACAAGCTGCTCACTTGTAAGCTCGAACTCGTCCTTCCACTCTCCAAACGGATCAAAAGCAGATTCTAGAGAACTAGCTACATTGGAACCAATAAGATCACCAAGATCTTCAAAACGTACAAGCCTTGAATATAACTCTTCCTGGTGATCAATCATCTCGAGAACAGATTCTGCTGACGCATCTCTAATGTCGTAGACTTTATTGATAAGCTCATCGACTGTTAAACCGTTGTTTACAGCAGTATCATTCAGCTTTGTAAGTGCTTCCTGAAGTTCCTCTGCTGAAGCTGTACCACTGTTCTTCAGTTCACAATAAGCCTTCGTCTGTTCCTTTACATCATCTGTTAACTCAACAGTAGAAACCTGATTCTTACGGATCTCTTTCTCCATAGTAGTTCCTGCTGCTGTGCAAGCGTCTTCAACTTTCTTTAACTGAGCCTGGAGTTCTTCAGTGGAAGCTTTTCCAGACTTCTTCAGCTCTTGATAAGCGTTTGCTTCCTTAATGATGGCTTCTTGCCCAGCGCTCTCGGCAGCAACTCGCTCCTTAAGACCCTTAAATATAATGACATTTGCTTTGGCAACCATTGCCTGAGCTGCTGATGTCATAACAAGTTCTTCTCTTCCTGCCCAAATTTTGTTATACTCTGACACCTGATCAGCAGTCATTTTGAGCATAGAAGAAACTTTAGCATAAGCCGACGGACCTTCTTCAATTATAGCATCAATAACTTCTTTGCCGAATCCCTTGAAGGCCAACATCTGCACTCTCTGATAGAAAGACTTAATACCTTCAGCCTGAGATTTCGCATTAGACAGCATCTTCTCAGGGGAGATAGCTTTAGAAAGTCCTGTATCAAACTCTGAGAAGAGATCAAGAGCTCCATCAATGTTGTCCTTGATAGTCTTAAATGCTTCAGAAAAAGCATTCTGAACTGCCTCAAGTCTCTCTTCAGCTGTCATTGAAGTATCTTCTATTTCGTCATTCGCTTTGAGAGAATCCTGATAGATTTGCTCAGCTAACTGAGAGAACACGGTCTTAGCGCCTTCTGTGACGTTGACATTATTTGAAATCGCGTAAGACCAACCACCAATCGAAGACATAAGCGACTGAATTACGGAATCAGAATACTTAAGGTATTTCAAAAGCTTCTTTTGGGACTCGGTTTGATCCTTAGTTGCCTTTGAATTGCCGCCTTTAGCAGATGTATTGCCATCAGTTGCTTTTGTATTATTGGTGGTCTCTTCAGTATTATTGGTGGTCTCTTCAGTATTTTCTTTAATTGCTTTCGTATCTTCTACCCAGACAGGAGCTTCGTTATTATGTTGTTCATAATGTCCCGTGCTGCCCCAGCTAACTCCAAATGAAGATGCCAAATTAGTTAAACCATATTTAACAAGAAGCTGTTTAATCCTTGCAAGCTGCTGACCAGCGCCATCGTAAACACCCTGCCCAGCTTTATCTCCAAGGATGTATCCAGAATTATAAATTGAGTTTTGGCCACCATTCATTCCACCAGTCAATCCCTGAACAAGGAATTCACCTATTTGTGCCATTACTTTAGAAGGAGAATGTGTTTTAGTGGCGTCTCGAACACCCTTTTCTGCAGCGTGCCCCATGTTTTCTCCGGCACCATTTATGTGCACAAGGCCACCAGTTATTCCAGAAACAATGCCGTCAACAACATTAAGTCCAATATTTCTAAGACTACTCCAATTTTCATCGATCCCATCCTGAACTGCTTTAATCAAGTTTGGTCCAGCAGAAACAATATCTTTTAAATTCTGAACAATGCCATCTCTTATTCCTATAATTATGTTATGTCCTGCTTTTACAATATCTTTTGCACCATCCCCAAAGAAGAACGCCGCAATAGCCTCTGCGAGATTTAATAAGGCTTCATCAAGCCTATCACGATTGTTGTTTAGGCCATCTGCAAGACCATTAATAAACGCGATCGCAACATCCCAGGCTGACTGAATGACCTGACCGATGTTCGCTGCAAAGCCCTCATTTAATCCAATCATGAATGCCATGCCTGCAGCAACAAAGTCTTGAATATGAGCAGCCAAAGATTGAACAATAGACACTATAAGATTTACAACTGCGTCAACAAATTTTGGAGTATATTCAGACACGAGAACGATAATTGCATCAAGAATAACCCCTGCTGTTTCAACGAATTGGTCTACTGTATTCCTGATAGATATAAGAAGCGTTGTAATTAATGTCGTAAAAGCATTTATAAGAGAATTGCCTATGGCAGGAACCATGGATATAATCCCAGTGATAAATGCCGTAAGTGCCATGACCGCAGAATTCACAGCAGCAGGTGCCGTTGCAGATAGCGCTGCAAGAGCAACACTAAGAAGATTGAGCCCAGATGCGAATGCTAAAACTCCTGCTCCAGCAGCTAGCATTCCGGTACCCATCTCTAAAACTGCTGCACTTATGACAAGGATACCAGCCGAAATCATCGGAAATGTTCCAGCTATTGCTCCAAGGCCAACAATTATTCCAAGAGCGGCCCCAAATGATACAAGGCCCTTTGCTATGCTTCCCCATTTCATTGCACCTAAAACTTTCAGTGGAATTATAAGCAGATTAAGTCCAACAGCCAATGGTATAAGTTTTTCTGAAAGATATAGTAAACCGAGAATGATTATTGGGAACTTTCCAATAATTGCGCCAAGCCCGGTAAATATTCCCAAAGCACCACCAATTGCAACCAAACCTTTGGCGATACTCTCCCATTTCATTCCTCCAAGTCGTTTCATTGGATTAATAAGAGCATTAAGTGCGATGGCAATAACCAGTATCGCAGGTGCAATCATTACCATCTCAAAACCATAAGCAAACTTACTTAATAGAATTGCTGTTCCAACCATTGCAGATAGCAAGCCACCAATACTAATAAGGCCTTTTATTATTGTTGGAATATCTAAGCTTCCAAGTTTTTTAATGGAACCAGATAGATTTTTAATAGCTCCAACAAAAATGGCAATGGCTAAAGCTGAACTTAAAGGAAATTCAACTTTATTAAGAAACCTGGCAGATATTACTAAGCCGGCCATTAAAGCGCCAACACTAATAAGACCTACTGCCATTTCCTTCCAATTCAAACTTCCTAATAAAGTAACAGCAGATGACAATACCTTAATTGCAAATGAAAATATAAGTAACGATGCGGCAAGTTTATTAAGCAATCTGGCTTGCTCTGGTTTTATATTTTTTGCAAATTTCTCATATTGCTTCATTACAGCAAATAGAGACGCCATTATAACTAGGCATCCAGCAATCCCCTCAAGAAGCTGTTGCGGCTTTAGTTTGCCAAGGGCTATAATTGCTCCAGATACGATGGCTAACGACACCGCAAATTTAATAAGCATAGTCCCAAAAGCACCTGCTTTTACTGCATAAGCAGAAGCATCAGCGAATTTTGCGACGGTTGTTGAAATTGCATCTGTAATTTTTGTAAATGGTGTTTTTCCTTTTCCGAGAATTGCGCTTGCTTGTGTCATCTTATTCCATATCAGCATGACGGTTGTTAAAACACCTAATGCAGTGGCCATACCAACAACCGCGCTAATGAGTCTTTTTCTTGGTACCGTAGAAAGAGCAAAAAATGAAGCTGCAAGAATAGCAACAGACCCAGCGACTTTAAGAATCTTATTCGCATCAACTTTGTTATACGTCTGAAGAGCAACGCCCATTGCCGACACCCCAAACGCTAAGGAGCTAAGTCCAGAAGATAACCCAGTGCCTATACTTGTGATTGCCATTGAGAATTGACTTGACCAAGTAGTCATTGAAGTGAAGAATGTCTGAATATAAGTTCCAACTGTATTACAAATTCTAGAAAAATCCATCATTGCTTTGCTAGAATTTGCAGCAGCACCAATAACTCCAGAGAAGCCTTCTTTAATTCCAACTCCAGCACTCTTTATAACATCTATTGCGGGTTTCATCTCTTGAAATTTTGCAATAATATTCGAGAAAATGCCCTTTATACCCTCCCAGATATTACTGAGAATCTCTTTAATTGAAGAGAAGACACTAAATCCATCTTTAACACCTTCTGCGTTGGATTTAATGCCCTCTTTGAAATCAATAAACTTATTAAGAAAATCTGCTAACTTGCTAGCAATTTTGTCTATAACAGAAAGAAATCCATCGAACTTAGGAACCTTAATGTTTAACTTATTTGCAAAATTTGAGAATGCTGTAACTGCTTTTTGAATTGCAGGATCTATAATAACTTTTTTAAATCTTTGTAAAGAGGCTGTAAGTTTCTGTACTCCAGGAAGATCTCCTATCTTTTGAAATGCTGAAACTAAGTTATCCTTAAACTGGTTCGCAGCAGCACCAAGCTTCTCAAATATAATTTTGAAGCTATTAAGAACTGTACCAGACTGATTGACTTTCTGAGAAAGCTGTCCTATTTTATTGATTAAAGCTCCAATAATAAGAACAAAATACTTTATTGCTACTCCAACAGTTTTAATAGTTTCGAACAGAACATTAAAAATAGCGCTTAAAACTTTAGCTACTTTTGAAGTAACCTGAATATAATTTGAAACGCTTCTTACATTGGCCGAAAATATCTTTAATTTAGCAACACTAGGGCCAAAAGCCTTGTCAAATTCACCGGCAATTACTATAAATATCTGAGCTAAGAATAAGAACGAATTATACAGAGCAGTTACAAAATCTTTTATAATTAAACTGCTTCTAATTTTTTCAACAATATTTGTAAGGCCTTCTATTGTGCCTTTAACAATAGAATTAATAGTATCTATAAATGGTCCAAGATCAGCCTTAAGATCATTTATAGAAAGTCTTACAGCGTTCAATAACTGTGGCATCTCTTTAAGGAAAGGAAGCGAAACTTCAGCACCTATCTTTGAAAGAGCTGCTTTAACGTTTGCTAAGGCACCACTAAAGGTGTTGTTTGCTTCAATGGCGTGGTCAGCGAACGCATCATACATTGCATTTGAGAAAGTCTGGAAACTAATTTTGCCTTTTGAAGCCATGTCTCTTACTTCGGCTTCAGATTTCCCAAGAGCTTTCCCAAGAGTCGCTGCGGCATTAAGACCATGGTAAGAAAGCTGGGTGAGTTCGTTGCCCATTACTTTACCCTGTCCTGCCGCATTAGCAAATATATTAGCTATCTGGTCATAATCAGAACCGGTCTGAGCGGCAATACCAGAAATAGCTCTCAATGCTACGGACATCTCATCAAGATCACCATTAGCTATAAGAGTCGCTGCATGCTGACCTTTGAACTTTTCTGCCATTTCATCAACATTATTAGCAGTAAGCTTAATGTTGTTACTAACTTTTACTCCTGTGGTTGCAAGGATTGCTGCTGCCTTAGCTGCCGAATCCAAACCATAAGCGGTCTGATTAACGGCATAAGACATATCCTTACTGACAGATTTCCACTCTAGTCCTAAGCCGGATAACTGAAATTCAGCCTGATCAAGATTAAATGCTCTATTCCAACCCCCAGATTTTATCTGATTCCAAGGAGCATTTAAAAGATTAATAGTTTTCTTTAATATGCTTGTGAGGCCGTTTCCTATATTTCTAAGCACTTGGTCGCCTATTACTCCAAGCGCTGAAAATTTCTTATTAATAGTCTCCATTGTTGCTGGCGTTTTTTCTAGTTTAGTATTAACGTCATCAAGAGACTTCGACATTCCGGAAAGAACTTCTTTTCCAGAGTTCTCGGTGTTTTTATTTACACTTTCATTAAGCTTATTAAGGGAATTGATCGTTTCTTTGACACTAGACTCAAACTGTGCATTGTCAAATTGCATCTTTACAACTTGTGTATCTACACCTGCCATAAAATATAATTCACCTCCTCCTAAGCTTGCTCTATTTCTTTCCAAATTCCAGCTTCTATATCTTTAAAAACTGGGTCCATTGCTGGATTAATATAATCGACGCCATTAACCCAAGTACCACTTTTTGTTCCATGCCCATACTGAAGCATTAAAGCAACATTAAAATATCCCTTCTTAACATTTGAGTTGTGCCACGATATAGTTAATGTTTTTCCGTCATCATCGATTTGATAAAACCAAGATTTTGCAGTTAATCCAGAATCTTTTGGTGTTGCTATTTCAAGTGCTTTGACTCCCATTTCTCCATATTTATTAAGATTTTTAAGCCAAAGTTTTTCTTGTAAAATTCTTAAGAATTTAGATGTATTCTTAAGATTACCTTTTCGTTCCATTTTGATCGTTAAAGACATCTGTTACCCCTTACTATGATGAGCAGCTCTCCATGCCTTACTAGCTGCTGCGTTGCGTCTGAGTGTGTCTGCCTTTGACATCTTTTCCGGATTGTTTTTAGCAGACGCAATTTGGATAAGCGTTATAAGATTATTAAGATGCCATTTCTCGCATTCAAAAGGAATGTTAAAAGTAGTCATGTAATAATAAATTAGTTCACTTGTTAATATCTCTTTCTTTCCTTGCTTCTGCTTCCTATTATCAGTGATTGTAGTAGCAGTCATCGGGTCATGAATGTAATCAATAACCTCCTGATAATTTTCCTGAGTCATATTATCAAATACATAATCTGGAACATCTTCATCCATGCACATGCATTTGATGTAATAGATCGTCTCTTCTAATGTTTGCGGGCCTGTCTTTTCATTCAAGAAAGGCCTTTTGTAGTGCTGTTCCCAGCGCGTCAAAGAGATAAGAGAATGCTCAAGATGAAGAGTCATCGGATGAATTGTAAAGAACTCTTCTTTAGAGCTATCCCAAAACTCTCCTCCGCTTATAGTAATCTTAAGCATTCTCCACCTCTATTAATGTCTTAGTTATTCATCGGAAGTACTTTTGCTTTCTCATGAGAAGTAGCTGCATTCAGAGTCTTCTTTGGCATAACGTTATTTACAAATTCTGCGGCAGCTTTTTCGTCTGTTGCCATTCGCATATAAATCTGAGAATAGGCCTCGGTCTGCTTGAATTCTTCAAGAATTTCAGGAGACTTTACAAATCTCCTACCATCAAGAGATTTCTGTCCATAAGATTTTGAAATAAGATCTTCAAATATTTTAATCAATGACGGGACATCTTTCGCATCGATTGCTCTTTGAATAATTGTTGTTAACCCGCCAGTTACAGAAAGTTCCATCTTAGCAAGTTCAGCTTCAGTAAAGTTGAAATAGAAATCTTCTTTTCTTTCGTTTCCGTCGTAATCGACATAACTTTCAGTAATCTTGTACATATGATGATTATCCTCCTAATAAAAAGTGCCCTCTCAGAGAGCATCTCCAAGAGGGCTTGTGTGAGCGGTATATTATTTAGTTTTTATTTAGTTTTTAATTAGCCTGTAGTCTTCGGGAACATAGCAATAACATCATCCGGAAGCGGAAGAGATGCTTCTGTTTCTGCCGTTCCGTAAATCTTGTCCTCAAGAGTCTTAAGCTGATCGGCCTTAACCTTAGTGCTGTCAATCGTAAGGCGAGCAACCGGCTTTGCTCCAGGAACAGAGTTAACCGGAATAGGAGTCGTCGTGAACTCATAAGAGAACTCGATTCCCTCAGGGCTATCATTTACAGTCTGATACTCTGCTTCCGAAGGAGATACGGTTGCATTGTAGATCAGGTGAATCTTATATCCATGGTCAATGCCATCCGCATCGTTACCAATCAGAGAGCGATAGGAGAAGCCAAACGGCTTTCTCTTCTGCTGTCCAAGCACAACTCCCGGAACAACGTTGATAGAGCCATCGCACTCTGCCCACTCATCCGGGTAAGCATAGCAGTTGATCGTACCACCAAACTCCTCAGCACCACGAAGGCTGCCATACTTGATGTTATCTGCATAGAATGCATTCTCATCTGCACCAGAAGGGGACTCGGTAACAGAAGTAAGACCATTCCAAGCTACACCCTTTGGGTATGCTCCCTTATCCTGAATATAAAGGACACCTCTATCGGTACCGGTTTCAAAGAGTTTCTCGCCAACTCCATCCCATGTAATCCTTGCCATATTTTTTATTCCTCCGTATTATGTTCGTTTAAATCTGCATCAAAGAGTTCTGCATCATCTTGTGTCAGGCCATTATCTTTTTCGTATTTCTTTTTCCACATTTGGATAAGCGCTGTACTAAAAAGCTCCACTGCGCCACCGCCAAGCCCAAATTGGACAAGCGTGTCTGGAATAGAGCCTTTAATATAAAACGTTATGTAAGTAACAATTACGAAAGAGATAAAATAGATTAGAACTCCAGTTACAATTTTCTTTAGGTGTTTATCATTCAATGCTAGTCACACCCTTATGTGTCAAATATGTTTGAAGATTATCCTTGGCTTTCTTAAGACCATCCGTATTGTTCCCATCAATCGCATGACTTAAAAGAGCCAAGATTGCTTCTTGTGTTACAACATTACCCTTTTCAAGCTCTATGAGCCTGTTATTATCTTTCCCTATCTTCTCATAAATATCTTTTATCTCATCCTCGATTACCGTAATGCGTGCGTTTTGGTTTTTCTCAGGGGTTTTCGCCTTATCGACCCACATTATGATCATAAGAATGAAATTTGAGAGAAGGAGGCAGAATGTAAGGATTGTTGTAGTTATGTCAATTGTTTTCCACATTAAGTTGTTTCCCCTTACATACCTTTGTAGAGCTCTTGCATGTGTTTAACTTTTGCATAAGATTCAGCATACATATTTAAAAGCAGCTGCTTAATCTGAGAATAAATAGAATCACTAGTTGCTTCTTTGTTGTAATCTTCTTTGAACATATCTAGAAGTTTGGAAGCGTGTTCCATTTCCATCTCAGACATCTTTGCAAATGTTGATGCACGATCTGAGTTCGCATCCTTACAATCAATAGCTCTCTGAATGTAATCACAAGCTCCGTCAAGCTCTTCTTTGATTTGATTGTTGTAATAAAGAATATCCATGTTCCCAGTGCCCCCTTATCATATTACGAATTAACAGCAGATGTAGTCGCTGCGCCTGATCCAGCCCAAGCTACAAAACGACCAAGGTTAGAAAGGATGGTCTGAGACTGCTGAGCAAGATTTGCCTTATTCTGTGCATCAGCAAGCTGACGAGTAAGATCATCAATCTGCATCTGATCCATCTTTGTCTTTATTGAGCAACAGCAATTTTCCATCTGGAATCCGAGCTGAGAAAGCTGAGCCGAAAGCTGATTGGTCTGATTGGTGATCTGCTGAGAAACGTTGTTAAATCCCTGAACAGCGTTAATCTGATTTGCATAGTTCTGCTGCATGAGCGCGGCTGTCTGATTGTTTACAGCCTGAAGAGTCTCATAGTTATTATTTGCAGTAGCGAGAAGGCTCTGCTGAATACCAGAGTTAATTGTCTGGTTATTGATGGCTGCCTGAACTCCTTCATTCGTTGCTACATTAGGCATTGGAGCGCCTCCTCTATTTCCGTATCCACCCCAGCCAAGCATAAGAAAAATCAGAATAAGCCATCCAAGGCCATCATTGCCACCGAATCCGCCATTTCCGGTAACTGCTGCAAGATCGGCTGGTGAGAAATTTCCATCTGCCATATAATTTGTCCTTTCACCTAAACAATTTAGGATTTTTGTGAGAAATTTGTGAGTTGCGTTAAGAAAGACAGCCTATATATTTTGAAGAGGGCGCTGGGATGGCTGTCTGAGTAAAATATTGGTTTTTGGGCACAATATTTTAAGACTCAATAGCATAAACATTTTTACTGCCTATGCTATCGAGAAGAAATGTAAATTAAAAATCTAACAACCCAGGCGGGTGACAAAATCTCGATTACACCGTGCGTGTCTTTTACAAGTAATTACCGCGCGTAAGCATAGCCCTGCCAGTCTCCGCGACCATTATTTCCATCGGCTATTGATACTGCTACGTTCTGACCGGCATTAAGGTTCCACGTTCCTTTATTACTCACAATTGTGCAATTCACTTTCGCAATAAGTTCTCCATGCCTGGTGTTTGAACCTTCTCCGTTGTAATATCCATACCAGCCAAAGTTACCTACAGAAAGAATATTGCCACTATTTTGTTTTTTGTTTAGAGTGTTCCAGAGAGAATATCCGTGGCCATTCCAGTTGGAAGCATTTGATTCAAACGCCCAGAGACAAAAGAAATCTATGTTTACTGAGTTAATGCCATCATTAACGCCCTGATTATGTCCGTTCGTATAACCTGAATTATAGTTGGAGTCGTACTCTCCCTGCCCATACAGGTTATCAGCGACCGTAATCTCCGGAAGGTCAAGGCCATTGTTTGCCGCAGTAAGATAAGCGCCTTTGGGGATACGAATGTAGGTAGTGCCGCCCCCTCTTGCCCACGACTTGGATGCTGTGTATCCTCCTTGGTTTGCCATAGTGCCAGTCAGAGCGTTAGACTGCTTATTTGAGAAGGTCTTTCCAGCAAGTACATCACCAGTTTCAGCGTTGCCTTTCAATGGTTTCCCGCCACCAGCAACGTTACATAATATTCTAGCCATAAGTTACTTCCTCCCAAATACCATATTTATTATTCCAGCAGGATTAAGGCCCTTCTCATTACACAGCTGGTAGAACGCTCTCTGAGGGTTTCCCCCATGCTGTGCCACATAATTCTTGGCCGCGTCTAATCTTGGATCATTTAAACTTGTAGGCAGAGAATCATTATTCTGATTTTGAGATTCCTGCTGCCCAGTTCCTAATTGTCTTAATATCGGATTCATTGTCTGCTCCTCCTCATTCAATGGAGCTCTGCCAAAAGCTTATCGATCTTTTCTTCGATCCGATCAACATCAGATTTCAAAGCATACTCTGGTGATTCTTCAGTCGCTTTTGTGTCAACAACTTTTGGTTCTTCGATCTCAGTAATCCTGTATGGTTTAAGAGTGGCGAATCCAGCACTGTCCGTAGATTTGCACCAAATCACATCTTCCTGAGTCAGATCAATCATAAGAACCGAACTATTTGGAGCTAACTGGAATGAATTCGCGCCATCTCTTCCACTAACTCTCGGTATTTCCATTTTGTTATATGGACCCTGAAAATTTATTGAATTAAGTCCTGGATTTATTGAATTAAGTCCTGGAATAGTAAGGTTGTCGTAAGGATACATGGTGAATGTCCTCCAAAGTTACCAATAAATAGTGTAATGGTCGTTGTATATACCATCGACTATTGATCGGTTATCAAACGAAATGTATTCGAAGTTCTTTAGCATTGCTTCTACTAAGTTCTCACTTTCATTTCTATAAATGTGAGTAACTGAGAAACAATTTTTGTTAATTAATCTTGTGTTATCAAAGCGTTTAACGTCTAACCCATCCAGACTATAAACAATTGCTGGGTATTTCATTTTTAAGTTTGCTGGAGGTTGATAGTAGACGTTATTGCTGCCAAGAAGGAATTTAAATTTCTCTTGAATATCAACTCTCTTCAGCATATAGTTCTCCAAAGTTAATTGTCAGTCGAGGATAATTTACATCAACCGAGCTGACCTTCCACTTCTTCCCGAATATTTCTACGTAAACAATTTCGGTAAAAGAGTCGAGTATAAAAGGGTCTGCTACAACGCTCAGTTGATTCGAAAGAGTAATATTTGAATTAATTACGGTACTATTTTCATCTCTTTTGCTGTTCCTTAAGACGTCACCATAATAGTCACGCTCAGTGATAACACTCTTCCATACACCCGTACCATCATCCTTTTGGTCTGCAAACGCTATCTTTCCAAACCATTTCATACTCGATTCCTTTCCAAATGATAAACCTCATGGCTCACTTATAATTCATAAGCAAACCACGAGGTTCATTTTGAGAATGAATTACGCTCCAGCTCCCGGAGTCTCGTTGACAAGCTCCTCAAGAACAATGAAGGAGTAAATGCGAGTTACAGCACCAGACAGACGAGTCTCAAGAAGGCTCAGATTCTGGTTGAACCGAATGTCGAACTGACTAAAGTGGCTAATCTCGCCGCCCTTGGTCGAACCAACCTGATAGTCAGCAAGGTTGCCAACAATACCAAGGAGTCTGTGCTTCTTACCCTCGGAATCGGTTCTGACACGGTTAGCAAACTGTTCTGCCGTGATCATCTCGCCAATGTTAAGAGCGGCCTGAAGCTCGGTCTTCGTTGCGTAAATACGACGGCCATTCATGTCTCTTGCAAGCAGCATCTTGTTCATAAGAGCAGGAGTGCAATAGAAGTCCGGAGTGCCAGTTCCTCTGAAGTTCTCTTCACGACCATGAAGCAGAGCCTCAATGATTGCCTCAGCATAGATGAAGTTTGTTCCGAAGCTTGTAGCTGTGCCTGTTCCCTGAAGCTCCTTCTTTGCTGCATCGATATCAAGGTCAATATGCTTAACGTAGAGCTCATCATCGGTCCAGATCGGACGAATATGCTCAGGCATAACCTTGCCTTCTGCTCCATCATCACGACCGTCACCGATCATGATTGCAGTAGCAATTTCCTCATTCAGCATAAGCCGATCAATATTATACATGTACTGAACATAATCGAAGTCAGTAATGTCAGTGATATCGTCTCTGTTAAGAGCGTCCATAACATAGACAGTCTGAGGATCAGTAGTTCTACGGATCAGCGAGAAATTGCCAGCCGGGGTCTTTCTCTTCCCCTTCTGGTATCCCTTTGCACGAAGATCATCGATTGCACGGATGTCAACCTGAGAAGTACGAACTCTGGAAATCGGGCTCTTCTTAACCTTTGCAAGGACTCTTGTGATCCATCCCTGATCAGACGTAATAAGCTCCGGAGCTCCAGGATAAACTTCCTTATAATCAGGGAACATCAGATTGAGAGACGTTCTATTATCATAGACGTTCTTCTTATCATCGAATCCGGAAACAACCTCAGCAGTATCGGCATGCTCGATGCCCTTATCTTCTGCATACTGCGCAAGAGCAGACTGAAGAGACATTCCAGGCTTCTTAGCCATCTCAAGAATCTCTCCCTGCTCAGCGTGGGAAATGATGTCTCTCGTGTCTTTTGCTTCGTTGTTCTCACCGTCAAACACGTTGTGCTTCATAGTATCTTCTCCTTTTGTTTTTGTTTTTTCTTTTTCTTCAATCAACTTACCTACAAGGAACTCAACAACCTTCTTCTGCTTGTCAGTCAAAGTGTTGTAAACGTCCTCGACGGTTTCGTTACTGTCGTCATCTTCTTCTGCAGTCTTCTGATCTGCATGCTTTACATCATCTTCTTTTGCATCGGGCGACTTTTTATCCTTCTGCTCTTTGATGATCTGACCAACAATAATGGCGACCGCTTTCTTCTGTTTTTCTGTAAGCGTATCAAATACGTCCTTTACAGTTTCAGTATCTCCTTCATCATCTTTAGACTCTGGAGACTTCTTCTTTGTATCTTCGTCCATTTCGTCATCCTCTTCGTCTTCAGCATGACAAATATAAGGTTCTCCAAATCCACTAAAAATAGCTTCATCTTCTACTTCTTCACCATGCTCAAGAACCCAATCTACTTTTGCTGTTGGATCGGAACCACCAATAACCAGAGAAAGCTCTCTTATTCTTCCATGGACAATATCATTTAATTTCTTTCCAGCACGCTTAAGATGATTTGCAAATATGCTAAGAGAATCAACGTCTCCGTTCTTAATCAGTGACTTTGCATACTGTCCTGCTGGGGTATCATTGAATTTTCCATAGGCGTACATTCCTTCAGGACGTTTCTGAAGTAAAGCATGACCAAGAACCTGTCCGACATCATTATGGTTATGCATCCATATCAGAGGGACTCGTTCTCCATCCTGCTCATCAAAGCATCCTGGCTTAATGGTTGTTCCATCGCTACAGAGGACGTCATTTTTGGTGGCCCATCCAGCAAAATCGTAATCAGCCATCTTGACTACCTCCTATCATTTTATTAATTTCTTCTTCTGCTCCAGATGCATCAGCCTCACCATTTTGAGCATCAATCGCTTCTTTGCTTTGGTTGAGATTCGGATTGTCAAGGGTTTCAGCCTTCTCGGACTTAGACGGTCGGAAGCCGATCTCAGCTCTAAGTTCGTTAGAAGTCATAATTTCATTTCTTCTGAACTTATCAGCAATCTCAGCAAGCTTAGCAACTGGGACAAGCTTAAACGGATCTCTAAAGAACACAACAGACTGGCCCTGACTCCGAGCTGTTTTGCTCAAGAATTTCCGTTTAAACTCATCACAAATCGCCGAGCATATTGGAGCAATTGTATTGTTGTAATAGTTGATCATTACAGTTTCATCTGCAGAACCATCAAGAACAGCTTGGGTGAGGTAAAGCTGGTTATACAGCTGAGCTGTAAGATCTTTAACCTGTTCCCAGAGATTATTCTCTAGGGATCGGTTAAGCTGGGTGACGTGCTCTGTTCCATCTGTCCAAGCCACTCCGTACTTTGAACCGGCTAACTGGCTTTCCAGTTCTTTCCTTCTCTGATTTGCTTCAATACGTCGCTGCTCGGATCGAACAACATAAGGAAGCTGAATGATCAGATCAAGTTTTCCAGATGCAGTTTGGGAGTTTAGATCATCTAGTTTATTGATGGTACGAACTAGACGTTGCAGAGTACTGTTTGGTTCATTCATAGTGGCATAGAAAGGATTTTCAATGATTGCCACAGAAGACTTGGGAAGTCGGACGTCTTGATAGCGTCCAGTCCTCTCGTTATACAAATGAACCATCACCTCAGATGGATACCACTGCGTAATACGGCCAACCCGAAGCTCTAATATATTAAAGCGCTCGGAAAGCTCAGTTGGGTCATAATCGGTATCGGTTGGGACAACAGCGACACAACCCTCATCAAACATAGATTGCACCAAATCTTGCAAAAGTGCTTTTCCTGTCTGATCCGTATTCGCACTGATATTCAAACAATTGTTAAGACCGGAATCAACGGGAGCCGTATATGCGCCATTCTCGTCTACCATGGCATGCTCAAACGAAATCGCTGAGACATCAATTGCTATACGGTTGTAAATAGAGGCCACAATAGAGCGTTCATTTCCTCTGGAAAATCTTGCTCTATCCGGCCTGTAAGCGTAACTGTAATACTCGATCCCCGGTCCTTCTCGAGTTATTACATTTGTCGGATTTCTGCCTAAGAAGGCATTCCATCCTGATCGAAAACGTTGAATTACTGAAGGCATTATTCAAAACTCTCCTTATTCAACTTGTATGCAACAAAGGCATCCATCAATGCTGCTACAGCATCGATCTTTGCTTCATATGCCTTCTTGTACAGTTTCTTGTTTCCATTTGTATCCTCAAGCACAATACAGTTTCCAATTGTGTAAGAGAACAGTTTCTCATCAAATATCAAAAGCCGTTGTTCAGCAAGCTTCTTCAATTCTGTAAGAGGGACAGATTCCGTCTTTGCACCCTGAATGACTTTCTCTACTCCGAACTCTCCGTTCTCAGAGCACCACCTTGCTATGAATTCTCTTGCGTTGTATGGATCATAACCGACAGATCGAATATCATACTGATGAGCCTGGATATGTCTGTCCAGAACATCGTAGACATCCATCATGTCAAGAACAGTTCCGTTTAGAACAACAAGAGAACCCTCATCAATGAACTGCTGGTATTTCTCTCGCATTGCAGCAGGTAGTTTAGAAAGGGTGTATTCCGATATGAAGTCCAGAGTTTTTATTCCGAAAGCTCCAGTACGAAGCGGGAACATAAACGTAAAAGAACAGAAGTCACCGCCCATTGAAAGGTCACAACCCATAGAGCAAGGCATCCCGTCGTAATCTTGGTGCCGGAAGGGCTTTGTTTCTTCGTATGTGAAGAAGTAAGTGTATCCTTCCATAGGCAAACCAAAACGTTTTGCAAGAATATCATTGCGATCAGCTGGGCAATTCTCAGCTCGCTCTTTCTCCAATTCGTATGTCTCCCAGGTAACTGTCTTTCCAATATTTGGATTGGCTTTTAACCACATCTCTGGCATACCAACTTCTTTAATGTTGTCAAGCTGATACCACCAGATTGATGTGTGCGGATCATAGATTTCACCTTTAAGGATCTTTTCGAGATCCATTTTGATCGTGTCACCAATTCCATTTCGGACAGTTCCTTCAGAACTTGTAGCAACAATGATCCACCCATTGTTCTTAGTATTCTTTGAAGCTCCCTGACCTAATGTATTGATCGGGTTCTCACGAATCTCTCCTGAAAGCCACTCATCAACTGTCGATACTTTGTCTCGTCTACCCTGAAGCTTATCAATCGACATTGGGCGAATCTCGAGTAAAGAATTCGTTATGAAGTTCTGAATACCTTTCTTTGTTGCTGCTAACTTTTGCCGGTCTTTCTTTGATCCAGTGGTGTTCTGAAGAGAACCAAGAGTTAGCATCTTAAGAAGTGGTCCACGAGCTCTGGCAATGGCAGTACGAATCGGTCCTAATACCTCATCCGCCTGAGCCATTGTTGGAGCGGTTGTGCATTGAACAGTTGTAGATGTGTCTACTACAAGACTATAGAATTGAATGCAAGAATCGTACATCGTCTTGGCAGAACCTCTACCAGTTATGATGTACTGACGATTGACAAGCCTTTGTTTTACTTTTCTTTGTTCATAGCAGCCGCGTCCTTGCCCCAAACCATTTGGGTTCCAAACGGATCTTTCTATGAAGTAAAACCATCCGAAGATTTCCTCGCCCCAGAGTTTGAAGCTATCCAGCATGAAGAAGTCGGAACCATCAACGAGAGTCATTTCACTTTCGCAAAAGGCAATCCAACCCTCAACAGCGTTTTGATCAAAGTAGTATCTTTTATCAGCAATTAATCCGTCGATGCGGTTCATCTCTAGAGAAATCTTCCTATTGACTGGGATCTCCCCTCTAATAACTGCATCCCGGAATTGCTTGTAATACTTTGGAGTTGCAGTATTAGAAAGCATAGAATCACTCCAGCTTCGACGTCATAACAAAAGCGGTACCACTTATGTCTCCGTTATAAAACATGATCTCTGTAAATTCATTTGAACGATCAAGTTTTGTGGTTGCTTCGACTTTATCTCCAGAATGCAAAAACCCAATAACATTTGAAGGCTTAACTTCTGGAGTCGATCTTACATTGAGTAGAGTTTTAGGATCACCCGTTTTTACAATGTAAGTAAACTTTTTTGGTTTCTCATATGTCTTTTCTATAAATTTATTCGACATTTATTTACCCCGTTTTGCTCATTTTAATAAGCGTAGCAATAGACACCGCTGCTCCAGTAATAGCTCCAATAGTAATTGCTGTATCACCAACTTTATCAAGAGCTTTGTCTATCGCATATTGACTAGACTTAACATAATCATCGTTGTCTAGCAACATGTTATACTGATTTTCGAGACTCCTTCTGGCCACTGCATAACGGAGCTCATCGTCGCTATAAGATGAGAGATCTCTTTTTTTATGTTTGGGTCCTTTCTTAAAACTTTTAACCGTTTCAGATATACTTTTTGAGCTCTGTTGAATTGCTTTGAGGGATTGTATAGAATCAAACCCAGAATCTTTTCCAACCTGTATCCCAGCTTGCTTTGCAGCTTCTTTTTCAGATCTTGAGTGTCCGCCATCCCGAATAGGGTACGGTGGTCCATTTTGTTCACCCCATTTCATCCCAAGAACTCCGTGATGAGCAAGATAGTCCTCACCAACTTTTAAAAAATCATCCATCTTTCTCGCCTCTTTTGTTATACTTTTTATTCCAGTTGTTTATTACTTTGCAGAAGATGAATCACTGCCTCTTGAAAGATCACATCCAAAAGAACGATGCGACTCATTTTCTTTGTTCATGTAGTCACTTATTCTAAAAACTTTTCAGCTTTATGATCCTCAAGATCTTTTGAAATCTTTTCTTTTAATTCTTCTTTAGTCATATCATGTGGCCTCACTTAAAAGATTATTGTTTTCTATAGACCTTCCAATCTTTATCCGAATCCTTATCACTGTATTTCCATCCGTTACTTTCGGCAAGACGTTGGGAAGCGACATTGTCTGGAGCAGTTGTCCACTGCACCATCCCAAATTCATCTAGATTAACTTAAAAAGAAAAGTTCTGACTGGATTGATAATCATCTAGTTCATCACTTGTGTATATTCTATGCATCTCTTTTTCTCCTTACAAAAACAAAAGAGGCTGTGAAATACAACCTCTTTTTAGATTTACTTTAACAATCCCATTTCATCAAGTGCTTCAAATTTCGTTTCACCGTTGTTCATACGATCTCTAAGCTCTTTGTTTTCTTTATAGTTTAGTTCATGTTTAAGCTGAACTCTTCCTTGAACATCGTTGCAGTACACCGACAAACGCTCTTTTCTTGCTTGATGCTTTTCATCAACTCTATCATAAAGTCTTCTAACTTCTGATACAGTTGCTACTCCACATGTTACAATAGCAACAGTTTCCATCGGGTGCTCTGCAATCCACTGTCCAATTTGAATAGCTTTTTGCTTAGCATCAAATAAACCATCTTCAACTTTCTGCTTAAAGGTTCTAGTATCAACAACTTCAAAGTTTAAAACTGCCATAATTAGCCCCTTTCTATGAGTATGAAAATGTTTGTTATTATTACTCCATTAAGGGGGATGAAATATATGCGAACAATAAAAAAGAGCTTGCCAAACTAGCAAGCTCCTCTCTCTTATTTTATTGTGCAATAAACGGGTTCATCTTCATGGGTTTGAATAATATTCATCGCATCAAGAAAGTCAAGTTCCTTAATTTCACCTGTTGTTTTATTGATTGAATAATCATTAGTTGCAAAATCTCCTTGCGTTGTATTCGATATAGTATAAATATCTCCCCAATCAACAACAACATTAGTTACAATTTTCTCCTTAACATTCTTTTTAAAAATATTATAAGCCTCATTTGGTGATATCATTTTTATTGTCCTCCTTCATATAAAGCCATGATTTTTTAACTATTTCGAAGCTTCATAAGATCATTAATTCTATCGAGTATAATTGGAGAATTTGCCAGATTAGCAATATGAACTTCCCCCATTGGATTAAATGCTTTACCAACCTCTTCAAAGAAATTATTATCCCAAACAATTCCTTCACTAGAAGGTTGCCCTTCTATAACATGCACTTTATTACCTGATACACACCATGAAAAATAATGCCCAGACTGTTTGCCAACTAATTGATCTGGATATAAGATTCCATAACTGCCCTCGCCAAAAGATTTTAGCTTATCTTCAACCTTGTTAGAAAGCTCTTTCCTATTCGTACCGCTAATAGGTGCTTCCCATTTACCATTTTTAAAACATTGAATAAGCTTATTCGGATCATAGCCATTGCCAAGTGTCCCATCGCTTTTTACAGAGCGCATATGTTTTGGTACTTCAGACAGCGATTCATATTTATTACTACCTTCTACAAGATTCTGAATCACAGTAGTTGAGCATGACCCGCAATTGGTTCTACTATGCGATGGATTAATATTCTTTGCAAAAGATTGCAGTATCTTTGAATCTTGAGGAACAGTGACCTTTTTCTTATTTTCAAATCCAGGTATATCAGAAATTTTAGTTTTGGAAAACCCATCAACAAATTTATTTACAGATGTATCATTGTTAGATGCACTATAGGCTTTATATAACTTGTAACCTCCATATACTGCCAATACAGAAGCTGCCGTTATACCGACTCCAATGAGAACTTTCTTTTGAGTTGAAGAAAGCCCTGATTTCTTTGATCTATCTCCACTTTTATCATCAGCTTTCTTTTCTGAAGCCGAATAATCACTTTTAGAAAGAGGATACGGAGGCCCGTTTAAACGTCCCCACTTTTGTCCTAGAATTCCATGATGCGAAATTGAGTTTAGGTAATACTCATTGCCCATAACATGCTACCTCACTTGTTATTCTCCACTCGTAATCTGTGATTTGCTTATTAAGTGCATCTAAGGCAAATGAAGAAGCTGGAGGGTCAAACATAACTTTTACTTTCATTCCGACATACGTCTGGATCATGTTAAGACGAGGGGCAGATACAATCTTTTCCCAAGTCGTACTCTTGTCTGCTATCTCGAACCCTTCTTCTGGCCCCACACCTAACTGGTGCAATACAGAGAATGCTGTATTGATGTACAAAAGGATTTGGTCATCAAATGCTTCATACTCTGGAACAATTCCAAGAAGCTTTTTCATTGATGACAATATTGACTCATTCTTTGGTGCCATTTTAGAGTCCTCCTTTCGTTTAAATTTACTTCAACAATCTCACTTCCATGGTGTCTGATCGTTTGGTTTTCGTTCTATTGGTTTAGTTGGTGCAAGCGCTTTTAGATCGCCATAGTGGATCGCGTTATGTGTATCATAGTTAACGCATATGAGATTGTTTAAATCAAACACAATTGGATCATGATTCGTTATCTGCTCAATTGTGATTGGATTCAAATGGTGAACTAAAATATTGTGAAAGATTGGTCTGTCTGCTATTCCTAGATCACAGCCGTTATCCCTCAGAATGACTTTTTGCCTTACTGATTTCCATTGTGGAGATCTGTAAAGCATTTGGTTAAGAAGCCTATGCCCATTGAAAGTAAGCTCAGATGGTTTCCCATCCAACTTGCAGTATTTGAATCGTTCCTCAAATGTTGGAAACGTTATTAATTCCTGATAAGTTCTAGTCATATCGTTGAAATTAAAAAGAATAAGTATAGAATAAGTATATTGCTAATAGCATACAGATAATAGCTCCTACCGTTCTTCGTCATCTCCTCTGAAATATAAATACCAAAGCAAGAAAAGTAGCATCATTCTTCGTCATCTCCTCTATACCTCTTGAATGCTTCAATCGCATCGTTGTAGACTTTCTCTAGATGCTCGCTATCATCGATTGCTTTGACTTTTGCTCTCTTCAGATCAATGTCTGCACGCATTTCTTCTTGCGCCATCCGTTCTTTTTCAGAACCAAGACGTAAGAAATGAACAATCTCTTGAGAAGAAGCGGTGCCATTCCTGATTCTTTCCTCTGCTGCATCATATGCAAGGGCTATAAGTTCGTTCTCTCTACCCTCCATAGTTGTTGCAGTAGACTTTGGTGGAGATGTGACTTGGATACCAGGACTTTCTGCATCCTTTTTATTCTTTTTCATGGTGATATTGCTCCTTTCGTTACACTTTTGTGGTACTTTCGCAGAGGGTAAATAACTCTTAGGAGGACTGTAAACGACATTAGAAAGGAGCACAAGAACAAATAAGAAGCTCACCACAAACTTCTTAGACTTATTAGAGCATTTACCCCCTGCGAAAATATCAAAAAGTTGTCTTAAAAATCACCCCCGGAATTTTTTCAAACGACGCGCCGATGAGAGGGGGTGTGTAAATTTTCAGACCCCCCGGGGAGGTTTAAGCGATGGGTTAAAACCACGATCACTTCCGTCCCAGAGGTATCTGAATGAATAAACAAAAACATTTAATTTTAAATTGAAATTCATTTCATAAATTAATTACTTTTTGTTTTTATAGAGCAACAACAGCATACCATTACCAGTACCCTGCCATTGCTCTAATCATTAGAAGTTCACACAATCTTTTGGTGTAACAATTCTGTAGGCTGAAACGTATCTAAGCTCACCCCCGATTACTCCTAGGGCGAGTTCTTGTTCTCCAAGATCAGCGATTGCGCGGTCCATTCGATAGTCGTTCTCAACTTCGGTCAAGTTATCTGATGTCCCTGCAAACCGATCGAGACGCCCACAGGTATCATAACCATGGGACTGGTCCCAACTGAGCCAGTGCTGAAATTGTGTGAAAGGGTTCCACGGATTATCTTCGGTTGTAATCCAAAGATCTTTTGTATTTTCATTCATAAATTTATTCCTTTCAACACAAATTACTTAACAATATTTGAAACAGTTGAAGAAGAAACACCAACTGCATCAGCGATTTCTTCTTGTGTCCAACCTGCATTGTAAAGAGACTTAATTCTTGCTTGTTTTGCATCACTAATCTTATTTGTTTTTGGCAATGCTAACGACATGTAGGAATCTTTGTCTGCATTTGCAAGCAACGATTGAAGCATAGAATCACTAACAGCACCTGCATTAATTGCTTCCCACTGTTTCTCTGTAAACTTGATACGGTTCTTACCAGCACCAGTCTGCTTACGGGCATAGTCTAGTTCTTGCGCTTTCAGCTTCTTCTTGTGATCAGGTTCTTTGTAGTATTCTGGATTTGTATCTACAATAGAGTTGACCAAAGATGTTGCCAATAGCTGAGCTTGTCTTTCTCTTGGGGAGTTCTTCTGTGCTTCTACCAGGGCGTCCTTTAATTCCTTGACCTCCTTAGAGTATTTCTTAGCTGCCTCAGGAGATTTAACCTGACGAAGAGAAGGTGATATCGCAGCAAGACGAGCTTGATTAGCTAGAGTCTTCATATGGTTAGCATAGGTTGCATAAGCTTGCTCTACCTCAGTCTTATCCCTGCTGTACAGCTCTTCTGCATTCTTTGCGTCGCCCATCCTGGTAGTTTTGGTGGTACGGGCTACTTCCTTATGCCCCCACTTAGTCTTACCAGACCCTCTGTCATAGTAATAGCTTCCATCTTCGTTCTTCTTAACTTCTCCATCCCAAGTCGCCTCGACATAGGAACCATCAGGATTTCTTAAATATTTAGACCGGCGGCCCTTGTATCTATAGTCGGAGGGGGCTTCCACCTTTTCTACATACGGGGCATCTACAGTTGTACGCTTAGGGGGAGTATAAACTTTCTCACCCGTTATAGGGTTAATAGCTCCAGCACGATCCGCACTCCATTCCTGTCTTGCAGGCACATCTTTCTCTGCACTAGCACGAGAGATGAGTGTCGATGCTCCAGGCTTACCACCCGGATTATCCTGATACTTTTTGTAGAGTTCATTGATCTTAAGATCTTCTTTGGCTGCTTTATAGTTGAGCTCATGTTTCTGAGCATCAATGACAACCATGGCGTATCTTGTTGCCCTACTCAACTCATCCGGATCATTGCAACCTTTTACATACATATCCGTAATAAGATTGGTGATCTTGCCCATCTCAATACCCTTTGCTTTTGTGGTCTTGAAATAAGCATACGTCGGATGTTCTTTTCCATCAGGACCGACTGCTTTCATACTACTGAAACGCGGATTGTCTACACCATACGAAGCAGTTGGATCAAAGCCATCCAGATGCGGAAGCTTAGGAGCTCCTGTTCCAATACCTTTAATCTTTACAGAAGAAACGAACTCACCATTTGCATTCTTCTTTGTCATCGGAATGACGATGCACGTATCACCATCAAAGTCTGCACCACTCAATTCAGAAGCTGTATGCGGGTTAACACCAATAGCATCTTTGGCACGATTCATGAAGGACTTAGCTTCTTTGTTGTTATTGTTAACAGTACAAATCGGTATCTCGAAAGGTCCTTCATGAGGGAACCGAACCAAAGCAACTGTTGTTCCAGTAGGTAAATTCGGATAGAAAACCTCTGTATTTTTAAGCGAAGGAACTGACAGCAACACTGCATACTTTTGACCAGCAATTGGAGCTGCTTTCAGATCAACTGCTGCTCGATCACATTCATCAGCAAAGTCAATAAGAGCTCTTCGTTTTACAAGAGGATTGTTGATTGATTCAATATCTGCAAGTCTATCTTCTCTTGTTTGTGAGTCTAGTTTTAACTGCTGTTTTACAAGAGGAAGACCCTGCTTTGACAAGAACTGAGAAGGCAGATTCTTTGAGTAGTCTCCAAATCTTCCTTCAACATGAGCATCATCTTTTGTAGCACCAACAAAGTTAATTGCAGATCGAATGTCAGTGGCATTACCATCTTTATCTCTGATAACAGTTGGAACAATGGTCGTACCAAAAGGATTCTTTGCTAACTTTGTGTTGTCATTAGCATCCATCTCCATTGGCTTAAGAGCTTTGTTAACTCCTTGAGCTTCTGACTTGTTAGAGTTAACTACAATATCAGTTCCTTCTGGAATGTTCTCATCATATACAGCCATTCCTTTGATGTATCGGTTTCCTTCTACACCAATTCGAACCTGTGCATACTTTGCATTACCTAAAGAAAGATCTGGACTAGCTGCGACTAAGTTACCATTCTCATCACGAACTGCCCGGATCTGAACCATTCCGTCTCTGTCTCTTCCACCTTGCTCGTCATATCTAATTTTAATTCGATCCAGAGAAACTAATGGCGGATCACCAATTCCTCGTTCAGCATTCATTATGGAGATATCATTATCTTTATCAGTTGGGTCTGCAATACGCTTAATATCTTCTGGATGCTTCCATATCGGAGGATCATTCTCAGAACCAGGAGGACAAAGAACTACAAAAGGAGTATTTCTTGAAGGGTCCTGAACCTGTCGTAAATAAGCGTTCTGAACTGTATAACCTTTTTTCTTCAGCATCTCAACAGCAGTATTCAAGCCATCTGCTGAAGTCCCAAGAGTATACTCAACGCCTTTACCAATATCAATATAACCAAGTTTCTTGGATTGCTCTTCCAGTTCATTTGCAACTTCTGTAACCTTATTGACTTTGTTATTGTCAATGGTTTTACGCATTGCACGAATAGATGATTCATTATACGTTTTCTCATCATTGCTCATCATTCTTGCAATCTGAGTGTCTGTATAATGTTCTCCTGTTTCTGGATTAATGGATTCATCATACCATTTGAATTCCGCATAAATATCTTTTCTTCTGTTCTGTGAAGCTACAGAATATTCTGCTCTCAGACGATTGATGTTTCCTTTAGGTTCACCAGTCTTTGGATCAATAACTGGATTTCCTTTTGAATCCAGTGTATAAAATCCAAAATGTGCTGCTATCTGTGATTCGGATAGATCAGGATTTAAATCTTTATACTTCTTAATTCGATTATATAAATCCCAATCATGCTGGTGCTGTCTGTTCCCAGTTCCCCAAGCATATCTACCTGAACCAGGCCCCGGAGGGTTTTCGTCATGCGCCTTCCCGTAGTGCGTAATTGAGTCCGCAGATGCTACGTCTAGGAGCTCTTCCAAATACCAATCTACTCCATACATGTTAAACCCCCTTGAAGTTACTCTGATAGTATTTATCCAAAGCGATGATCTTGTTCATTACTGGGACAATATCAGGAGCTTTTGGTTCACCTGTGAGAATTTCTCCGTTTTGATAAATGCAAAGTGTTATCTCTACGTCTCCTGGTTTGATGTGATATTCCAAAAAGAAAAGAGCTGCATAAGCAACTAATTGATCAAGGCTTGCAGGGGTCTTTCCAGTCTTAAGATCATGAATCCGTAATTCTCCCTTAACAGGATTAAAACGAATAGCATCAGCAGTGCCAAATGCATAATCAGAATATTTCAGAACCTGCTCTGCCCGCATATCCCAACCGATTGCATCTTTGACATAAGGCGCAAATGTAGAAACGTAATTTGATGGATCATAAATGTTTCTTGGAATATTATCTTTGAACAACTTAAGATCAATCATCTTCTGAGCTTCTTTTGGAGTGACCCGAATTCGTGCTGAAATCAAATCTGCTGCCAACTCATGAATAGAAGTTCCAATTGTGGTTGCATAAGAAGATCGAATATAATTCTCAAATTGCTCAGTTGAGTAATCCGGTTTAATAATGTGTCTACTCGGACTGATTAAAGCATGCATGTCTTCTTTTACTTCTGGATGGCTATGGAATATAAATTCTTTATTCATACGTAAACCATCCTTTCAAGTCCGTAATGACTTTCTCTTTGTTCTCCGGATAAATGAAACGGGCAAATGCCCAATCATCAAACTTTGAAACATAGTAATCTTGGTTTGGTTGATGATGAGAATACTCAGAACGCTTGCATTCCAGCATCGCATACTTGTCTCTATAGAAAAGTACGAGATCGGGTTGACCCTGCTTATAAGAAGCATCCTGTTTCATAATCTCAATTCCAGGAAAAGTATCTTTTAATTCTTTGATTAAGTTCCTTTGGAATTCTGCCTCCCTCATAGTTTGTCCTCCTAAAAAAAAAGAAAATGTGGTGAAATTAGTAAGGAGAAAGAACTCAATTAAGAATTCTTCCTCCCTACTAAGCGAGATGAAAAAGTCACTACATATATATATGTAAATTAGTTAAATGATGCTGTGATAAGAAGCACGTTGCCTGAGATTATGAACTCTGTACTCTGGAAGCCATGCAGAACATATAGAAATCTCTTTTCTTGAAAGCCATATAAGATTGCTGGAAGAATTATTTGATGGATCACCGTCAATATGAAATATCAATGGTCTTCCAATCGGGTCATCATTGAACACAAATAGATTAGCGATGATACGATGCACATAGTATGTCCTTCTCCCTAGTTGCACAACCGGATACTTTCCAACGATTGATGGCTTTAATTCCCTGAGACCGTCTTTCGTCTTTCGGAATATCAATCCTTGATCAGAAGCAACGTAACCAGAGTGATTTTCAATTTCTTTAATCATTCTGTAGCAAAGCTCCTTTCATTAAAATTTCGTTTTTCATGTAATGCTTTTTGGATCGCCAAATCAATTGGAGAATAGGAAGACAAGTAATAGTAATAAAGAATATCATACGGACTATTACTTCTATCAATTCTTCCAGATGCTTGCACAGTTGTTTTATAGGAGTAGTTGAGACTATAAAATATCATTGTGTTAGTGGTTATGCAGTTCCATGCCTCACTACAAGAGTTGTACTGACAGAGATAAACCCACTTATTTCCTTGAGGAACTTCTTCATGTTTTTCTCCATTCCACTCTGTAAATTTGTAATGGATCTTTGAAAAAGTTTCTCTAAGTAGTTCAAGTTCTGGAGAGTAATTGTAAAAGATGATTGCAGTTGGATGCTCCTTTAGAATATCAATGAGATGATTAATTCTGTCTTCATCTTCATTCACAACTCTTCTGAGTAGATAGCAAAGTTTTCCAGATTCTTCAATCGGCTCATTATCAAAATAATTCCATCTCTTTTTCCAAATGATTTTATAGTTTTCTTTGGAATAATTACATCGAATGATTTGAGATTCTCTATGGATTTTTCGTTGAGAATCCATGATTACATACATTTGTCTTCGGTAATAATTTAATGTTCCTGTGCCTATATAATGGTCAACAACTGGATACTTCATATAAGGTTTAAAAACAACATGGCGCATATTAAACTCTGTTTTGTTTTTGAAATATCCATTTGCAATAAAGAGAGAAACCAGATCATTATAGTTGTCTGCTGGTGTCGCAGAAAGCATAATCCATCTGTTTTTCTTTGCTATCTTTATAAATGCTTTTGACCACTTTTTTCCAGAAGTAGTTTTCTGTTCATCGAATATAAAAAGAGCACCATAAACATTTACATACTTCTGTATGCAATTCCACGAATCAACTACGACTTTAATTTTTCCTTCAGAAAGAGAGATGTCTGTACTGAGTCGGAATGGAAGCATCTCCTTATCCCAATCATGAGAATCTCGTTTTCTTGCAGTTGTGATGATGTAGAGATCTTTCTTGATCTTTGGCGGAGACCACCTTCCTTTTGAATTAATCTGCAGGGTTCCTTTTAATTCATTAAGATACATGTAAGCAAGGCTGGTCCTGCTCTTTCCGCTCCCAGTTCCTCCAACAAGAACACATCCATTATGCATCTTTTTCAGAGCTTCTATTTGACTCGGATAAAGTTCCAGATTCGGCATTTGATTGCACCTTAGTTTCTTCGTTAGGTTCCAGAATTGTTGTAATATGTGAGCATATGTTATGTGTAACCATTAACACAAGTTTCCAAGCATCTTCTGCAGAAATCATCTGCTCTAATTTATCTTTCTCAAAATTATAAGAAAGTACTGAATGATCATGAATATAATTGCTTACCTCTTCTCCAGTTATCATTTTGTTTATCCTTTCAAATGATTCCAATCCAACAAAGCAGAATAGGTTGTACAGTAATAAACTTTTGTCATCGGTGGCATTGGATAGGATGGGCTATTACGATTGACCTCAAACCAATCTCCATACTTACTTTTTGCAAATGTAATAACAGCAGGCTTTATTGCGTTTTTATAAAGATTGGATTCCTTAAAAACTTCTGTATAGAAATACTTTTTCTTTTCAGAAACATTTCTTGTGTCAGTATAAATATAAAACCATCGTGGCATTTAATTCCTCCTTACATAAATTGGGCCTTTTAGACTCATGCCCAGGAGTTTTGTATGATTAGAAAGGAGCAGTCATATCATCGTTCTCGTTTGTGTCGCCAACGCCCATGTCGTCTGCATCCGCAATCTCATCCATTGCCTGCCACTTCTCCTGAATCGGGTTAAGCTGAGGAACAATTCCGATAAGATTTGCATAAACAGGAGTATGTTCTGCTGACGAACCAAACCAGAAATTCAGGCTCATATCAACCGACTTTACAGTCATGCTATCAACCCTTGAGTAGAGATCTGGGGTGAGTTCTTCTCTCTTTCCATTCTTCTTTTGAATATAAATTACAGGCGGATTCTTAGACGTTGTTGTGTTAACTTTGACAGAGATAAAATACCATTCCGGTTCTTCTCCAGAATCAAGATCACCACCATACGGAGTGACCTTAACGTTATTCTCCTCAAATATCTTTGCCTGATCCTTCTTCATGAAAAGACAGAAGTTACGATTTCCTTCTGAGTTAACAATCTTTCCAGTGATCTTATTCTTTCTCTCTGCTCCTCCAAGGTTTCTCCATGAGCCGCCTCTGAACTCAAGTTCTGTTGCATCTTCTACATAAATGTCTCTTCCGTTTGTTGTGATTTTCATTGCTTAGTCCTCCTTTAAGACTGTTGATAAAATATAAAAGAAAAGAGCCCATGAGAAATCCTCACGAGCTCTTAACTCCAAGCTAAAAATATCAATATTCAGTTTTGTTTCTTCGGATAATATCTCTTATTACAAAAAATATATTTGCCAAATAGGTGAACGGCCATACAAGCGATAGTATAATCATTAAAAGCATCTTATTACGAAGCCTATAATGATCCACAATCATTACTTCTACCGCACCCGCTAGCGCACAAATTGTTCCGCCAAGATACATCCATAATAAAATAAACATATATTTTTACCTCCTATTAGGGGAGTAGAAATAATTACGATGCCGACTCAGGTGGATTCATATCAAATGCAAAATCATCTGTTTCTGAAAAAGTATTAAAATCGCCGAATTCATTAATCAGATTAACTGTTTCGTTTATTTTATCTTTAAAGTAATCATGATTAATATAATTCTCAAGCTTTGCAGATTCTACATAGTTTGACTCCAACCATTCATAGCCTTTGGTTCCTTGAGCGGCATTACGTTTTCCTTCTGCATTGACACTATAAAGTTTTCCGCCATGAGAAGCCATAGGAGTGAATCGTCCGATCCTCCCTATAAAGTTGTCTGCCTCGTTTTTGCCTCCTTCGTTGAATATCAAATGAAGTGCTCCTTTGTTGACAGAAATTGTTTCGCAAAGGTCTTGGAATTCTACTTTTTCATGAGTAAAAAGATTCTTAAGCACCGATGGTTCTGCAAATGTATCACCAGTTACAGTCCAGCCTCTTAGATGTTGATTCTTGGGTCGTTCTGCTTTTTCGTTATCTTCAGGGA